TATTAAAAATTAAAAAGATAAAAATATAACAGGAGAACACGATGGAAACTAAATTCGATCCGAAAGCTAAAGTTAAACAAGGTCAGTTCAGTGATGCACCTGATGGCAAACAGCCAAACAGGGAACACACTAATATTGATTTTGAGAAACATGCACCTAGAAAATATCAGCCGTTTGAGTATGATGTAACTGAAGTCAGCAAACCTGGTTCAGAACATGTGCAAGATTCTTTGTTTAATATGGCTGACGAAAAAGATTATTAATGAGTCTTGGACCCAAGAGCAATTTTATACCTGTCGTTTATGCAGGCACTAAAAAGAAAAAGAAAAAAACCCAGAGGAGAAAAAATGGACATAAAAAAAAGATATATGCACGGAGAGTTAGCACCTGATGCACCAAAAGCACCTAACGAACCAATGGCGATTGATCCTAATTCAAAAGTAAATCAAGGTGATATGGCTGGTGATGGTAATGATGCAAAAGGTAAGTCTAAATCAAAAGTAGATCCAGCAATCTTTAGAATGGCTGAAGAAAGAGATTACTAATCTAAATGGAAGAAGAAAATAAAAACAATGGCGGCTACGAAGCCGAGGGGAGTCCTTTAGTTGGTTTAGTCCGAGATAAGTTTCAACAAGCTGAAACATCTAAGATCTATGATGAGAAGAGATGGCTAAAAGCATATAGAAACTACAGAGGATTATACGGACCAGAGATGGCGTTTCGTGAAAACGAAAAGTCAAGAGTATTTGTTAAGATAACAAAAACTAAAGTTCTTGCTTCATTTGGTCAGATCATTGAGGTTTTATTTTCACAGGGCAAGTTTCCATTAGGAGTATCTCCTACATCTGTACCAGAAGATATAGCTAGTAGAGCACACATAAATCCTAAACAGCCACAACAACCTGAACAACCAAGAGATCCATATGGATTTAATGGTGATGGTGCAAGTATTCCACCAGGTGCAACTGTTAGTGATTTAATGAAAAATCTAAATATAGAATATGAAAATTTAGGTTTTGAAGAAGGACCATCAAACATAGGTGGGCCACAGATAGAACCAGCACGAATGGCTGCTGAATCTATGCAAAAATTAATACATGATCAATTGGAAGAAAGTAGAGCTATAACTATTTTAAGACATGTATTTTTTGAAATGGTATTATTAGGCACAGGTATTTTAAAAGGTCCATTTACAGATTTAAAAGAATATAATTCATTTGATACAGCAGAAGATGATCAGGGTAATAAAATAAATATTAATGTTAAAAAATTAAAAACTATTCCTAGTATCGAAGCAGTATCTTGTTGGGATTTTTATCCAGATCCTAATGCTACAAACATTCATGATTGTGATTATGTAATACAAAGACATTCTTACAATAAACAACAATTCGAAGATCTAGCAGAAAAACCTATGTTTAATGCAGATGCTGTTATGAAATGTTTAGAGATGGGACCTAATTATCAGACAAGAGGATTTGAATCTTCTTTGTATGATAGAGAAAATATAACAAGCATATATAAAAACAGATTTGAAGTATTAGAATATTGGGGAACAATAGATAAAAAAACTGCAGATGAATGTGGTTTATCTTATGAAGCTACAGGAGATGTAGTATCAGTTAATGTTTGGATTTGTGGTAATGAAGTATTAAGAATGGTAGAAAATCCATTTACACCAAATCGTATTCCTTATCTAGTGTGTCCATATGAATTAAATCCATATCAATTTTTTGGTGTTGGAGTTCCAGAAAATATGGAAGACTCACAGCAAGTTATGAATGGTCATGCAAGAATGGCTATTGATAATTTAGCACTTGCAGGTAATCTAGTATTTGATGTTGATGAAACAATGTTAGTACCTGGTCAAGATATGAAAGTATTTCCTGGTAAAATATTTAGAAGACAGAGTGGACAAACAGGACAGGCAGTACATGGAGTTAAGTTTCCTAATACTGCATATGAGAATTTACAAATGTTTGATAAGTTTAGGCAGTTAGCTGATGAAGCAACTGGTATACCTTCATACTCACATGGAGCAACAGGTGTACAATCTACAACTAGAACAGCATCAGGTATGTCAATGCTAATGGGTGCTGCAGCTCTAAGTATTAAAACAGTAATTAAAAATATTGACGACTATTTATTAAAGCCCCTAGGACAATCTTTATTTTATTGGAACATGCAGTTTAATGAAGATGCTCCGCATATTAAAGGTGATCTAGAGATTAAAGCTCAAGGCACTTCTTCTTTGATGCAGAAAGAAGTAAGATCTCAAAGACTAATGACATTTATGCAAACAGCAGCTAATCCTGCACTTGCACCATTTGTTAGATGGCATACATGTTTAACTGAAATAGCTAAGTCTTTAGATATTGATCCAGATCAATTAATTAATGATCCAGAGAAAGCTGCGATCTATGCACAAATAATGGGAATGGCAAATGGAAATCAAAACAATACAGCCGCTGCTGGAGGACAAGATCAAATGGGACAGACTGGTCCAGTACCTGCAGGAGCTTCGCCAACAGATCCAACGGGAGCTGGAGGTGGCAACATCGGTACAGGTGATGTACCAATGCCAGGGGAAGCTGGCTTTAGTGCGGCAAATACTCAACCTGGAAGAGGCGAACAAACGTAATAAGGATGGCAATATTTAATCCAAATAGAAAACAAGGTGGAACTATTGAGTTAGTTCGTGATGCTCAAGGTAATTATACTACGAGAGAAGTTGGATTTAATACACTAGCTAGTTTATCTATACCAGATTTTAAAACTACCACAACACCTACAACTACTACAACAGATACTAAAACAGCTACTGATGTTACTGGTGATACAGTAGATACACAAACTCAGATGGCATTTCAAATGCCAGATAGAGATGATAATCAAATGGATACTACAGGTAGTATGTTACAAGAAGCTAGAAAAACTAGTGGCATGTTAGCTGATACTTTTGATTCTCCAGAAATGAGAAGAAGAGATGAGGCAAAAATTACATCACCATTAGATATTCAATCTCCAACAGAAAGAGTATTTAATAGACCTAACATGAGAGAGGTTGCTGGTGATAGGCGAATGACAGCAGAGGAAGCTGCACCACAAGAAAATATATTATCAGATGTTTCTTTAAAAGATCCAGCAGTTACTTCTGCTAATGTTCAAAGAGGAGTAGTTGAAGCACCAGGTATTAACTTTGATTTTTTAAAAGGTGATAGATTTAAACAAGGCACACCATCTACTGATGCAGCTGCTAGAGCTGCTATGACAAGTGATGCTGCAATGCGTGGTGATGCTATGACTCAACAAGAAATACCAGATAGAAATAGAGGACAACTAGGTGTAAGGACAGCTAAACCAGCAGAAACAGCTTTAGACATGGATAGATTTGAAGGTGTATCTAGAATGGGTACACTAGCAGATAAAGATGTTAAAGATGTTAAGCCTGTAAAAAGAAATGCATTAGAAACAGTTAGCACATCTTTAAAATCAGCATTTCAAAATATTAAAACACCTACTATGATGATATTAGATGCTATAACACCAGATATTACAGCTGTTAATAAACATGATACTAGTTATTTTACAGATAGAGGTGATGGTAGAATTGGTGGTAATCCATCAACAGATTTATACGCAGGAATGAATAGAGTATCAGCTTTTGGTAATCTAGAAAAAGCTGGTGAAAAAAGAATTTCAACAAGAGAAAAAACTATTGAAAAAAAGGGATATGGTCCTGGTGATAAATTTTATGATGATACTCAAAAAATGAAAGATCAACAAAGTAGTTATAAATCATCCTTAGATAAAAATGTAACCACAAAAAGAGAGGCTGGTAGAATGAATCAACCAGGTAGTGGTGGAGATACAAGTGGTCGAAGTGGTGGTAAAATAGTTTGTACTATGATGAATGAATCATATGGATTTGGATCATTTAGAAATAAAATATGGTTAAGACATTCTAAAAACTTAGCACCAGAATATCAAATAGGTTATCATAGAATATTTTTACCATTAGTTAAAAAAGCAAAAACAAATAAAGTTCTTAAAAAAATATTAGAACACATTGCTATACATAGAACAATAGATATTAGACAAGAAGAAAGAAATAAAATACATTTATTAGGTAGAGTATATAGAAAAATATTAGAACCAATATGTTATTGGGTAGGTAAGATATAATGGCTATTAAAGATATGAAAGGAACAGTAAGTAAAGGTAGACCTACAATGACTGGTATGATGAATGAAAGACCAGTATCTAAAGCACCAGATATGTCTGGTATAAAAATGCCAACAGAACCAAAGCAAGTTGCACAAAAACCTGCACAACAAAATACACCTAGAGAAGAAGGTTTATTGAATAAAGTACAAAATTTAACAAATGAAGATAAGGCTGTATTAGCTACAGTCCTATCTCCATCTGTTAGTAAAGTCTTAAGTAAGATTGCACCAGACCTAAACCCTCTGTTAACGCAGTTTACTAAAGATGAAGAAAATGTTGTTCTTCCAGTTTCTGTAGTAAAAAATTTTGCTACAAGAAAATATCCTGGAACTGAACAGGAATCAGTACAAAGTTTTGTATCCGATTTAGCTGGACAGATGGAACAAACAACAACTGTGCCACCTGATACACAAATGGTACAGGCTCCAGAATCTGATGTTAATTATGATGCAATAGATTCTGATACAATGTCTGTATAGTATCAGCCCACAAACAATTATGGAATCGAGCTACCCTTATCCATAAGGCACTCAACCAATAGGTAAAAATAATGGAAGAAGAAAAAAAAGTTTCTGAAGAAACTAAACCTACTATACCTAATGCAAATCCTTATAGCAAAATCAGAGAAGAAGATGATGCAGAAACAGAGGCTTTTGCAAAAGGTGAATTAGCTAAGTTTCAAAGGGAACAAAAAGAAAAAGAGGCAACCGCAGCAACCGAACAGAAGGACACCGATGCGTCTGAAGAGACTGCAGAGAAATCAGATCAACAGGCTACTCCTATCGCTGAACGCCCTGCTAAAGCTGAAGATCGTGTTTTTAAGAAACGTTATGACGATTTGAAAAAACACTATGATTCTACAATTAATAAACACAAGGAAGAACTTCAATCTTTGCGTACACAACTAGAGTCAAATACTACACAATTTGTGCCACCTAAATCTAAAGAAGAATTAGAGGCATGGAGAAAAGAGTACCCTGATGTTTATGATATGGTTGAAACCATAGCAATGAACAAAGCAACTACTCAAACTGCAGATCTTGAAAATAAATATAAAAATTTAAAACTCCAACAAGAGCAAATTGCAAAAGAAAAAGCAGAAGTAGAACTTTTAAAAATTCACCCAGATTTTAATGATCTTCGTCAACAAGATGATTTTCATGCTTGGGCTGAACAACAAGATCCTACTATTCAAGGTTGGTTGTATGAAAATACATCTAACTCAAAGTTAGCTGCTAGAGCTATTGATCTATATAAAATGGATCGTGGTTTAAGTAAACTAACTAAAAAAGAAGAAAAGGATGTTAAGAAAGAAGCTGCTAAAGCGATTTCTAAAACTAAAAAAGCTACTGACTCTGATATACCAAAGAAAAAAGTTTGGACAGCAAGTGAGATTTCTAAATTGAAACCTCATGAGTTTGAAAAATTTGAAAAGGAGATTGACCTTGCACGTTTAGAAGGTAGGATTGAACAAGTATAACAATCTAACTAAATAAACAAGGAGAAGCATTATGGCTTTTACAAACGCTAGTGGATATCAGAACCTTGCACAAGGTAATTTTACTCCACAAATCTTTAGTCAGAAAGTTCAGAAGTTCTTCAGAAGAGCATCAGTGGTAGAAGATATAACTAACACTGATTACGCTGGAGAGATCGAAAACTTTGGTGACACAGTAAAGATCATTAAAGAGCCTACAATCACAGTTAAAGATTATGCTAGAGGTCAAACAGTTGATACACAAGTATTAGCAGATGACCAAATAACTATGACTGTTGACCAAGGTTCTTATTTTGCTTTTAAAGTTGATGATATTGAAGAAAGACAATCTCATGTAAACTTTGAAGCTCTTGCAACCTCTTCAGGTGCATACTCACTAAAAAAAGCATACGACTACAATGTTCTTACTTCTTATCT